CCTTTCAAGGTATGGCACAATCAATTATTGATTTTGCCAAAACTGGTAAACTAGAGTTTAAGAGTTTAATTACTAGTTTAATTGAAGGCCTGATAAAATATGAACTACAGTTGCAAATGACAGCAATGTATAGCGCCACTGTACGCCCTCTACTTTTTGGCGGTGCAAAGGCTATAGGTACAGCTGTTATGAGTGCATTTACGGGCACACCTACACCTACAGCCATGGGAGCAGCATATAGCGGTGGAATTAAAAGCTATGCTATGGGCGGAACGTTTACTAATCAAATAGTTAATAAGCCCACGCTATTTAAGGCCGCTAATGGTTTAGGGCTAATGGGTGAAGCAGGTCCAGAAGCTATTATGCCATTACAACGAGATAGTCGCGGTAGATTAGGTGTCAGCGGTGGAAGTAACGATGTTAGTGTAGTAGTTAATAATTACGGTAAAGAGCGTGCTGAAGTTAAAGAGAGTACAGATGGACGAGGCAATCGCCGCATTGAGGTAGTAGTAGGAGAAATGGTAGCAGGAGAAATGACTAGGGTAGGTAGTCCTCTACAACAAACCTTTACTAATAACTATGGATTAGCTATGCCTGTTGGAAGGAGATAATTATGACAATACCTACATGGCCAGCAGCGCCTTTTCCACAAACTCCTCAGCGCGGCTATCAAGAAACCATTGGAACTAATATTATTCGTTCAGCAATGGATGCTGGCCCAGCCAAACAAAGATTTCGTAGCCGACGACCTAGTACTATGGGGCTTCAGTTTTTATTAACAAAAACTGAAGTCGATCAACTGCAAACATTTATAAATAATACACTCTATGGTGTTAGAAGATTTACTTTTACACACCCTAGAACTAAAGCTAGTGTAGAGTGTAGAATTGTTCCGCAAGGCGACGGCCAGTTTTTTACACTTAGTTATGTAGCTCCAGATTATTATACTGCTAGTTTACAATTTGAAGTATTACCATGAATAGAATTAATAATTTATCTGCTGCAGCTATTAGAGCTATGTTTGCCTCAGAAACAGAGGAACAAGTAATAATGCTGTTAACTATACACGATCCTGATCCTACAGGATCAGACTATCCTGTTCGTTTAGCAGATAGTTTTACTGGTAGACTAGTTGGAAGTACGTTAGGTTGGACAAATCAAGAGCTAGAAACCAAAGAAGGTTATACTACTGATGCAGAAGTAATTTATGGAGTAACTAGAACTGTAAATAGTGAGTTACAAGAATTTGTATATTTACCTATGCAAATTAACTTACCCCCGGAACAAGAAACCGGAGTAGGTACAATGAGCATTAGTATTAATTACGTTACTCCACAAGCAATTACACTAATTAGAAAGTATTTAACACAACCTACTAAAGTAACTATTGACTTAATATTTGGCAGCAATCCAAATAATACAGAAGCTAGTTTTAGCAATTTTTGGATTACTAGCGCCACATATAATGCTCAATCTATTACACTTCAACTAGATATGATTAGTTTTAGTCGCGAACCATTCCCAAGTTTTAGTTTTACTCCCAGCTATTTTCCAGGACTATTCTAATGAATTATGATAATTATATTGGATTACCATATAAAGAAAATGGTAGAGATGAAAGTGGTATAGATTGCTGGGGTTTGGCAAGGCTTTTTTACAAGCGCGAATTAGATATTGATTTACCTAGCTATGCCGAATTATATGATGGTAGTTATGATGTACGTGTTCCACAAACAATTGAGCACTATAAAGATAACTGGACTAGAACTGATACACCTCAAACAGGGGACCTATGCCTATTTAAAATAATGGGTGAGCCTAGTCATGTAGGCATATACATAGGCGGAGATAAGTTTTTACATAGTCGAGATGGCAAAGACAGTGTAATAGAACGCTTAGATAATCCAATGTGGTTTCGTAGATTAGAGGGCTTTTATAAGTATACTGAAAAATTTAATTTAATACCCGCAGTAGGTAGTCCTAACCCACTGCAATGGAATCAATTAGTAGAAGCTGTTCAAGAAGGTGCAAATGCTTTGGCATTTGCACATTATCTAAGTGCAAAGTATAAATTTAGTGAAGAATACCAGAAAAGACTGGTACTTTTTATTGATGGTGTAGTAGTTCCACGAGAACAGTGGGAAACCACATATTTTACAAAAGATAGTGTTGTTAATTATAAAGTAATAGTTCAGGGTCGTGATGGAAAACGCCTAGCAATATTTGCAGCCGTAATTGTTGCAGCATTAGTATTGGGCCCAGAACTAGGTGCTATGGCATATAATGCATATTATGCCGAAGCTATAGCAGCTGGATTGGCGGAGGGTATGGCACTTTCAGCTACTGCTGCAACAGTTCCTACTGCCTGGGCAACAGCTGGAACTATGGCCGTTCAGTTCGCGGGCATGTCATTAGCTAATGCACTTATGCCTATTCGTCCACCAAAAGATTTAGGTCAAGCAGTTCCTACTAGTACGTTTACTGGGGCACAAAATCAAGCTAATCCATTTGGAGGTATACCTGTATTACTTGGTAAAACTAGAGTAACCGGAATACTTGGAGCTGTTCCATATAATGAACCAACTTTTCGTAGTAGTAAGTTGCACCTATTAATTATTTGGGGATTTGGGCCATTATATGTAGATCTTAATAGTTTGTCAGTCGGCGGCACTAGTATAGCTAGATTGATAGGCGAAAATAGTATCACAGACAAAAAGATAACCCTACTAGGAGTTTCTAGCGAAACTGAGTTTGAACGAAAACAGTTTAACAGTTTATATCCTACAGACGTTCAACAAAAACCAAATAGTCCACTAGAGCTTTATAATGATGGTACAGGTACTCAACCTTGGACTTGGGTTAGTTTTACGCAACCTGCTACTACAATCAAATTAGCAATTAATTTTCCAGAAGGTTTGCGAGATATTAAAGCTAGTAAAGGTGAACAAAAAGAAGCTACAGTTAAATTTGCATTTACAAAGCCTATACCACATACATTTCCAGAAAATCCTTCAAACGGTGCAACCGCAGTTTTAGGAGGAGTTACCTATACTTGGGATTCTGATAGAGGAATTTGGCTAACTACAGCAACTCCTGCTTTATCTGGTACTATACAAGGTGCAACGTATAGATTGTTACAAGAAACTAGCGTAGTTTTGTCACCAGTTCCAGCAGGGTATTATAGAAAAACTGTTATTAGTTTACCACCAAATGCTAATGAATTAGTAATAAATCAAGGACACCAAAGTACCACTCAAGGTAATCCAAATCTTGCAACTAGAACAATTACTTATGCTAGCAGCTACACGTCTTTACAAGTTAGAAATACTCCTGGATATAGACAGCAAGATTTATCTATTGACCCTACAATTTTCGATGATGTTCGCGATCCTATATTAGTAGATGCAGTCACAGACCCAGCCTATGATTCTAGCTTTAGTTGGGAACCAAATGTTCCATCAACTAATGTAGCTATTTGGAGCTATGTGCAAGATTCTTCGGGAATTATCTCCTATAGCGATCTGCGAGCAAGCCATGCCGGTATTTCTGCTAATGGATTAACAGGAGGAAACTTATATGCTGGTAATAAAATAACAATTGCAAGCGGATATTTTCAACCTAGTTCAGCAGCCATTGGCGATTTTATAATAAGTCCATATGATACAAGTTATTTAATATTTAGTACTGCTTCTGGAACTCCTGCAAATAAAACCTTTTCTAATACTACTACAGTTACAAGCAGCGCTTGGAAAAATGTATTCTTAAAAGATAACGGAGTATGGAAAGTATCTACAGGAAGTATACCTACTACTGATAGAACGGTAGAAGTACAAAAAACAAATGTAATATTTCCGTTACCAGGTTACTATACAGTAGATTTTAGTGCAGACAATGAAGGCGTTGTAGAAATAGGAAAAACCACTACAACTTTGTCTAGAGTTATTGTGGTAGGAAGTGGTCAAGACGATAATGGTGGTTGGAAAGATGAGCGTGTTTTAAGTAGTGATTATAGCGGAATCGAATTAGCTGAAAGAATAACTAGTATTAATCCTATAAGGGCATTGTATCATGTAAAACCTGGTGAAGAAGGTGCTCACATAGTTAAAGTATGGGCAAAAAATCATGAAGCTACAAGTACAGTTGATAGTAATGGTAATGCAGACATGGGTTTTGCCTTGCGAATAATATATGAGTATGACGGTATTGTAAATATAAACCGTGCAAATACAGGCGAATATGACGAAAAAACTGTTACTAGACTTGAAAAAGACGGTTTCAATGAAATATTTGAGTGGACAAACTTGCCGCGCGCAACCTATACTATTGGAGTAAAGCGCATAACGCAAAGTGACCCTAGAAATGGGGATTGGCAACGTTTGTGGAGAACTTATCTGCAAACAGTAACAGCTTATGATAGTGAAAATAAACCTCCACTAATACCACTACCTACTAGAGAATGGTATAATGATACTACATTAGTTAAAGATCATAGAAACTTGTGCAGAACTGCTATTACTGTTCAAAGCACAAATAAAGTAAACGGTAATATAGAAGGAGTTAATGCATTAGTTCAAACTATTGCATTGGTTTATGATAGTGCTATAAATACTACTACAGCTATTTCTACAGGAAATTTTGTTTTAGGTCAAGAATACGTAATAACTACTGTAAGTGGTACAAATTTTATAAATATTGGAGCAACCACAAACGTTATAGGTTCAAAATTTATTGCAACAAATAATGGTGCTAGTAATGGTACAGGCACTGCTACGCCTACTGGTTGGAAAGAAGAACCTACTAATAATCCCGCAAGTTTATTTAGATATGTACTTCAGCATACAGCTAATGCTTTTCCAGTATCCGATAGCGAGCTAGATTTAATAAAATTACAAGAGTGGTACGATTTTTGTAATAGCTCTAATTCTGCTAACGGTAGGCCTAAGTTAACATATAATAATATACTGACTAATACACAAAACTTAATGGAAGTATTGCGTGATATTTGTGCGGCAGGAATGGCTAGCCCTACTTTTATTAATGGTAAATGGAGTGTTGTTATTGATACAGTAAGGCCTTATACTGTACAACATTTTACACCGCATAATAGTTGGGGTTTTGAAAGTACAAAAATATTAGCGCGAATACCCCATGCTTTTAGAGTTAGTTTTCCAAATGAGACTTTAGCCTATCAAGTAACTGAAACTATAGTATATGATTGGGGATATGGGGAAACGGCAGGGTACGAAGTAACAGCCGGAAACTTTATAGTTGGACAAGAATATAGAATAACAAAGTATGATGCTAGCACATTTTTATCATATGAGCTTCTGTCTGATCAAAGTTATGGCTTAGGCACTATATTTACTGCTACCAGTGCTGGTACAGGCACAGGAAGAGCATTTAGTACAGCAGCACATACACCAAATGGTACAACTATTAAACAAATTAAAGTAGCTAGTCAGTTTGAAAGTATTCAGTTACCAGGAGTTACTAATCCTGATCAAGTAAGATTTTTTGCTAAATGGCACTTTGCTCAGTTACATAAACGTCCTGAGCGGTATACTTTAAACGTTGACTTTGAGTATTTAATTTGTAGTCGTGGTGACAAAATAAAAATAACGCATGACTTACCTCTATGGGGAGCGGGCACTGGTAGAGTTAAAAGTATTTCTTCAAACGATATTCTTTTAACAGAATCAATATTGTTTAATACATCTAATTCATATCAAATATTAGTACGATTAAACCCACCTTTAACCCCTGCTAATCCAGCACTTAATCAAATCCCGTCATTTAAAGGATCTATACAACCATTAGTTTGGGATACTGTTACATCTACTTGGATAGTTGCCACAAGTCCTGGATATTACGATAAAGTACGTATATCCAGTACTATTACTGGCAATGTTTCAGATATTACTGCAGATAATCTAGTAATGATAGGAGAAGTTGATAAAGTAACTCAAGATCTAATTGTATTAAGTATAGAACCAGGGCAAAATCTAACAGCAAAGCTTACACTAGCTGACTATGCAGAAGATATTTACACAATACCTATAGATGATCTAAATATAGCATTTGACAGTAAAATCAGTTTTGAAAAGCTAGATATTGTAAAAAATCTAATATTTGAACAGCCTATTATAGTTAGAGTTAGTACCCAAAGTATTAATAGTCAAGAAATTGCTCCAGGAATTAATGCTAATAATGCTACTATAACATTTTCAAATGCTGCTAAATTAACATCATTAGCTACTAAAATACAATTTGATATTATTGAAGCGAATGCTTTATTCGAGCAAGACAAAGCAAAAAATCCTCAATATGTAGAAAAAGAAGCTGGTACAATAAATATTATTGGCTTAAAGTCAAATATAACCTATAAAATAAGAGCTCGCTATTCTAATAGCGATAATAGTGTATTTGGTCCTTGGACTGAAGAAATATTATTTTACAATACTGGATATCAAGTGAACGAATTTAATGCCTCCTCTATACTTTTAACCTTAGAAGGAACCAACCTTATAGTAAGGCCAGTAGATACAACAGGAGAATATCCCCCAAAGAATCATATAGGCTATGAGTTTAGACTATATAGAAATTCTGGAACAGGCGATTTCTGGGCAACTGATATTAATCCAGTGGATAAAGCTGTAAATTATCTTGAAAAACGAAATACTTCTACAGCTATTTTTGATTTATTGTCTTTACCAAAGCAGGCGGGCACTATAACAGGTTCAATTAGTGGTACAACATTAACAGTTACCGCTATTTCTACCGGCGGATTAGTAGCGGGTGGAATACTAGATGCTATAGGTATTTCGGAAGACGTAACTATTATAAGTCAGCTAACTAGTACTGAAACAGACGGCAAGTTAGGTCTGCGAGGCACTTATTCTATATCAACAGCACAAACATTTGCTAGTAATACAATTAATGTATTAGTAAAATTACTTGATGAAGTTTCTCCTGGTGTAAAATATAGAATTGCTTGCAGATCTATAGATAAAGCAGGAAATTATAATACAACTAGTCTCTTAGCATCTATAGAATTACGTACTATTCAACCACCTACTCTTGTTGATGGAGGCTAAATATGCCAAGTAAATATGTAGCAGGAGTAGGGTCTCTTATACTAGCAATTGATCGTCAGGATATAATTACAGCAAACACAAGAATACGTGACGACCAGAAAAATTTAAAAGTATGGGTAAGCAGAACCGATCTATTTGAGCCAGTAATTAAAATTATTACCGTTGCTGGCAGTACACTAACTACCGCTAGTGCACATAAATTAAGAATAGGCGATATAGTAAAACCACGAATAACTAATAGTGGTTTTACTGCTGCAACAAATTATTATGTATTGACTGTACCTACAACCACAACATTTACAGTTGCAACTACTATTACCGGAACAACTGCTGCTAGTTTTACTAATGGTAGTAGTTTATCTATTAATTGTGATGTAAACTTATTGTGGGATGCAGAAGGATTACAGGCAACCATACCAAACTTAGAACCAGAAAAAACACACTATTTTAAATATGCACTAGTTAGTGCCCTTGATGCCAGTATATATAGTTTAAGCAGCCAATATAGTTTTATACCTAAAGCAGCAATTGTAGCTGGTACTTCTGACTATCCACCTACTCCATATGGTATAAATATTACAGCAGGA